ATAGATAAGCCTTGCGAGGGTTGCGAGGGTTTTTCCCGCGTATGTAGGCGTGAAGGGGTTCGGGGGGAAATTTATAAAATGTTTTCATGCGTATAGGGAAAACCCTCGCAACCCTCGCAACCCTCGCAATGTCTTGTTTTTAAATGCGTATTTTGCGCGAGGGTTTTTATGAACCCTCGCAAACCCTCGCAGCATCAATGGGGCTGAAAATGGTGAGCGACAAACTCAAGAGGCAGGCGGTGATTGATCTGGCTTTGGCGTGGTCCGGCCCGATGCGGGCCAAGGTCGCGACGCCGCCGAAGCAGCGGATCGGCATCGAGGATGTGCTGGCGTGGACCTATCTGCGCGAGCTTCCGAAGACGCCGCGCGTGAATGCGCCGGACGGTTTTCGCGGGGCATGGGACAAGGTTTCCGAATGGGCCGAGGAATTGTCGCTCGCGGGTCTGGCGGATAATCGCTTCGGCGTCGTGGCGGATTTCTTCGCGCAGGATCTGCCACACAATGATGCGCTGATCGTGCATGAGGCGGTTTGTTCGCTGGATGCGCTGGAGGTGGGCGGTCTGGCGGAGTTTTCGCCATTCGAGGAACGTGGCGATGTCGCGCCGGAGCTGCTTGACCGGTGCGCGTTGCGGGTGCGTGACCGCGTGGTGACGCTAGACGAGGCGGGGCGCCCGCGTTTGCGCAAGCCGCTGCGCAATTTGGTGTTCAACGCCGCGATTTTGGGCCAGCCGCCGGAATGGCGGATCGATGAGTTTGGGCAGGACGTCGAGCGCTGGCCGAATGGCATGGTCAAATATTTCCGCAAGAGCGGGCAGTGGGAAAAGAGCCTGAGCGGCGACGCATGGGTCGAGTTCGAGACGGCTGTTTCTGGCGTGCGGCCCGAACTTGATCCGTCCGTCGCGCCGAAGGCGGTGCTTTCGCCTGATCCGACCGAGGACGCGGTTTCGCGGGTCTATCATGAGCTTTGGCGGCTGGCGCTCGATGTGCTGGCGGCGGACCTGTCCGGGCGGCTGGAAAAGTGGGACGTTCAACCGAGCGCACTGCCGGTGCGGCCTTGGTTTGAAGGCGAGGCTCGGCGCGGGCGCGTGCTGCGGGATTTGATGGAGCGCCCGATTCCATTGGTGTTGCGCGAGGGTGAAAAAAAGATTGCAGGGAAAGCTTGACAGTGCGGGCATGCTTGGTGCTATCTTGGCCACGGATAAACAGGAACGAGAGCCTGCTTCGGAAACGAGGCGGGCTTTTTTGTTGCCTGACGCATATCGGGGGGCAGTCATGTAACGCCATGGCGCGACCGTTCGATCGAATCGATCTGCTCATTCTGCGTGCGCATTATGAGCTGCTCGTCATCCGCTCCCTGAAAAGGATTACGCCCATGGCATCGCCGGAATTCGAAGCGCTTAAGCAGGCTGTCTCCAATGCTTCGACCGCCTCGGAAGGGGCAGTTAAGACGATCACGGATCACGCCGCTGTCGCCGTCGATGCGAGCGCGCTGGCTGCGTTGACGAGCCAGGTGCAGGCGATCGCGGACAATCTCAATCAGGTTGTCGCGGCGAACCCTGCGCCGACTGCGGGGTGAGTTGGCGATGGGGCGGTTGAAGACTGCGCCGCCTCGGCTGGCCTTCGCGAAGCAGGCGTCGATCGCGATGCCCGCGAAGGTCGCTGACCCGTACTATTCAAGCGCGGAATGGAAGGCGCTTCGGCTGGCGTGCCTCAAGCGCGACAGGTTCAAATGCACTGTTGAGGGCTGCGGCGAACGGGCTTGCATCGCCGACCATATCGTGAGCCGGCGCAACGGCGGGGCCGATACGCTCGGCAACCTCCGGTCGCTTTGCCGGGGGCATGACAATGGGGTCAAAGAGGATCATCTCGGACGCCGGCGCGGTGGCGGATAAGAGGGCGCTTAACTCTTGCTCTTGTAATCTCGTGGAGGGGTAGGGGGTTTAATTCCTCCGGATCGCCATCTCTGCAACCGGCCCTTCCCTCATCCGCACGATTTTTTTTCTTGGAGCATTTGGTTTGATTGCTCCGCCCTAATCAATGTTTCACAGCGGAATTCAAACGCAATGGACGAAAAGCCCAAGTCGCGACGAGGCGGTAAGCGCGCCGGGGCGGGCCGCAAGCCTAAGAACCATGTCCCGGCTTCGACGATCCCGGCGCATACGATCCGCGCGGCCCTCGCCGCCGACGCGCCGGAAGTCGTCGAGGCCGAGGCCCGCGCCCACGCCCTGCCGATGGTCAAGGTGCTCATCGACACGATGCTCGACGCCAAGGCGAGCGGCGCGGCGCGTATCCAGGCCTGCAACTCGATCCTCGATCGCGGCTACGGCAAGCCCTCTGTCGACACTGGCGTCGACATGCTGCCTTTCATGGCCAAACCGACGACGACCATTCCCGGCGACGTTCGCGCCGAATGCAAACGCTACGCTCGCGTGGCCATCGAAACGCTGAAGACCATCGCCGAGCGCGGCGAGAGCGAGAACGCCCGCATCTCGGCGGCGAAGTCCCTGCTCGATCGCGGGCTGGGCACGGTCGGCGCCGCCGCCCTGGCGGACGAAAAGAAAACCCAGACCTTCGGCAAGAAGGAAGCGCAGAAGATCGCCGCCGAGAGCCGCGTCGCGGGCGGTGGCAAATTCGCCGCGCCAGCCCCGCCGCCGAACGCCCGATCGGTCCAGTAAGGGAGAGCCCACGCAGATGCCGGACTGGTCCACCGCCTGTCCGGATTGGGAAGCCCGCATTGTCGCCGGACAGAGTCTCATCCCCTTCGCCCCGCTGTTTCCGGCGGAAGCTGAAGCGGCGATGGCCATCTTCCGCGACCTCAAAATCGTGGACGCCGCCGGCTGTCCGACGATGGCGGACTCGAGCCGCGACTGGGTCACCGATTTCGTCTCGGCGATCTTCGGCGCCTACGACCATGAGACAGGGCGGCGGCTGATCCGCGAATTCTTCCTGCTCATCAGCAAGAAGAACGGCAAGTCGACGACATCGGGCGGGATCATGATCCCGGCGCTGTTGCGCAACTGGCGTCGATCCGCCGAATATCTGATCCTCGCGCCGACGCTGGAAGTCGCCAACAACGCCTTCTTCCCCATGCGGGACATGATCAAGGCGGATCCCGAGCTGGAGGACATCCTCCATCCGCAGGAAAACCTGAAGACGATCCGGCATCGCCTGACCGGCGCGACGCTCAAGGTCGTCGCCGCCGATAACGACACGGTTTCCGGCAAGAAGGCGACCGGCGTCCTCGTCGACGAACTATGGCTGTTCGGCAAGCGCGCCGGCGCGGAAAACATGCTGCGCGAGGCGACAGGCGGGCTGGTTTCGCGGCAGGAAGGCTTTATCGTCTGGCTCTCGACACAATCGGACGAGCCTCCCTCTGGCGTCTTCCGGCAGAAACTGAACTATTTCCGCAACGTCCGCGACGGCAAGATCGTTGACCCGCGCAGCCTGCCGGTTCTGTACGAATTCCCCAAGCCGATGCTTGAGGCCAAGGCCTATCTGGAGCCTGAAAATTTCTACGTGACCAATCCGAATCTCGGCCTGTCGGTCGATGAGGAATGGCTCCGCGAAGAATTGGGCAAGGCGCAAAATTCGGGCGACGCGAGCCTTAACGGCTTCCTCGCCAAGCATCTCAATATCGAGATCGGCGGCGGATTGACCTCCGACGCCTGGTCCGGAGCCGAAGACTGGACAAACGCCGCCGACGAAACGCTGACGTTCGACGAACTGCTCGCGCGAAGCGAAGTCGTCGTCGCCGGCATCGACGGCGGCGGCTCGGACGATCTGATGGGCCTCGCCCTGATCGGCCGCGAGCGTGGGACGCGCGACTGGCTGCTCTGGACGCACGCGTGGTGCGAAAGGAAGGTGCTCGAGCGCCGCAAGAACATCGCGTCGCAGCTGCTCGATTACGAGCGCGACGGCGACCTGACCATCGTCGACGGCCTCGGCGCCGACATCAAGCAGATGGTCGAGATCGTCGCCAAGGTCGCGGCTGCGGGCCTCCTGCCGGAATCGGGCGCGGTCGGCCTTGACCCCTATGGCGTCGGCGCCGTCATCGACGCGCTTGCCGCCGCCGGGATCGGAGAGGACCGCATCCAGGCGGTCTCGCAGGGCTTCAAGCTGCAAGGCGCGATCCTGACCGTCGAACGCAAATTGTCGGACGGAACCTTCTGGCACGCCGGGCGCCCGCTGATGGCGTGGTGCGTCGGCAACGCCAAGATCGAAATGCGCGGCAACGCCGCGATGATCACGAAACAGGCCTCCGGCCGCGCCAAGATCGACCCGCTCATGGCGGCCCTCGATGCGGTCGCGCTGATGTCCAACAATCCTGAAACGGGCGGCTCAGTCTATTCCGGCGATCGCGGGCTTGTCGTTTTCGGTTGAAGCAAAGAGAGGCGCAATGTCCCTGCTCACGCGCCTTTTCGGAGGCCGCAAGCGTTCGGCCGAAGGCGGCGGGTTCTGGTCGGGCGGCGGCTTCTCGGCCCACGCCGTCAGCGGCGTCGAGATCAATCAGGTCACGGCCCTTACCGCGACGACCGTCCTCGCGGCAGCCACCATGCTCTGCGAGGATTTCGCCAAACTCACGCCGACCATCTATCGCCGCGACAAGGACGGCTCGCGCGCGGTCGCGGAAGATCACGAACTTTATCCTCTGCTCTACCAGCCCAACGATTGGCAAAACTATTTCGAATGGGCGGAAATGATGCAGCTCAGCCTCGTGCTGCGCGGCAATGCCTATTCGGTCAAGATCCGCGACATGCGCGGGCGCGTCATCAAACTCATCCCGGTCAATGCCGATTGGGTCGGCGTCTGGGAGGCGCCGGGCGGCGGCATTTTCTACCGGGTCACGCCGAGCGGCCTGCATTTGCTGTCCGAGCTCCAGGGCCTGCCGTTCCTGATCCCGGCCGAGGACATGCTGCATATTCGCGGCTTCAGCCTCAACGGCCTCGTCGGCGCGTCGCGCATCGCGCTCGCCAAGGAAGCCATCGGGCTCTCCCTTGGTTACGAAAGGCAAGCCGCGCAATATATGAGCCAGGGCGCCAACAGCAGCGGCATCCTGACGACGGACAAAAGCCTGACGCCGGAAGCGGCCAAGCGCATGTCCGAGGATTGGAAGAGCAAGAAATCCGGCCTCCAGAACGCGGGCAAGATCGTCGTCCTTGAACAGGGGCTGAAATATCAGCCGACCACGCTCAGCGCGGCCGACGCCGAATATATCGCCGCGCGCGGCCTGCAAATTCAGGAAGTCGCCCGCATCTGGCGCATTCCCGCCCATATGCTCGGCGATCTCGGTCGCTCGACAAACAATAATATCCTTCAGCAGGCGCAGGAATACATCAACCTGACCATGTCGAGCTACACGGCCCGCTGGGCGTGGAAAGTGGACGTGGACTTCGATCTGCGCCGGCAACGGCTATTCATCGATTTCGATCTGACACAGCTGACGCGCGGCGATCAGACCCAGCGCTTCAACAATTACGCGCGCGCCATCGCGGGCGGATTCTGGACGCAAAACGACGCCCGGCGCGACGACGGCAAAGACCCGATGCCCGGCGGCGACGAACTGCTGAAACCCACGAACCTGGCTTCGCCCGGCAGTCACGCCACCGGCGGCCCGGCCGATGGCGGCGGGCGCCCGGCGGACGGCTCGTCAGATCAAAAGCTTTGAACGAGGCTCATATGTATGACACGGTCGACATCAGCGATTTCGCCGCCGCCGCCGCACGCTATCGTCAATTAGGCCGCGATGCTCCCGCCGTCCGTTTCGCCACGGTCGCCGAGCCGGTCGCAGCCATGGAAGACCGCACCTTCACCTTCGTCTTCTCGGATGAATCGGTGGACCGCTACGGCGACGTGATTTTCGCGCGCGGCTGGGATCTGGCGAACTTCAACGCCAATCCCATCGCGCTATTCGGCCATGACGCCGGAACCGTCGAAAACGTCATCGGCCGCGCCAAGAACGTCCGCGTCGAAGGCTCGCGCCTGATCGGCGACATCGAATTCATGTCCGCCGAGGTCAACCCCAACGCCGAGGCCGTCTATCAGATGGTCAAGGGCGGATTCCTCAAAACCGTCAGCGTCGGCTTCCAGCCGATCGAATGGGAACTGGCCAAGGACAAGAGCCGGCCGCAGGGCGTCAATTTCAAGAAGCAGGAACTGCTCGAAATCTCCATCGTCCCAATCCCGGCGAACGCCAACGCCCTCGTGCAGGCCAAAGCCGCCGGGATCGATATCGCCCGGCTCGGCCTCTCGTTCGACAGCCCGATCATCGTGGGGCGCGACGCCGCGCCGAAGATCCACAAAAAGGGCCTCTATTCGGTCAGCTTCCTCGCCTCGATCCTTTGTGATCTCGGCTATCTGCAAGACAGCGTCGCCTGGGAAGCTGAATACGAAGGCGACAATTCGCCGATCCCGCAGGCCCTGCTCGACGCCATGAAAGCGCTAGGCCAAGT